GAGCAAGGTCTAATTGACATTGCTGGAATGACTGAAGAAAGTGGGTTAAGGGTAGCAGCTAGAGGGATTAAAATGATTATCCCTTCTGCTAATCAGTGCAATGCTGAAAGATTGATGAAAGCTCAAGGCAGAACTGGTACAGCTGATAATGATATCAATGCTGTAGCATCAATGGGAATGGTTCCTCAAGGATATAGAGTGAACAATTTCTTAACTGATACTGACAGTTGGTATATTGTTACTGATGTCCCTAACGGTATGAAAATGTTCCAAAGAGCAGCTTTAAAAACTGCTATGGAAGGTGATTTCGATACTGGCAACGTTAGATACAAAGCTAGAGAAAGATACTCATTTGGAGTATCCGACTATAGAGGTATCTTCGGTGTTGAAGGTGCGTAATAACTAAATTTAATGAGGCGGCCTTAAAACCGCCTCATTTTTAATAAAAGATGAGAAAATGAAAAAATTCCTAGTACAGATATGGGCTTATGATTATCACGCTAAATTTGAAGTTTTAGCGGAAGATAATGCCCTTTCCATTGAAAAAGCTATCCTTGACAAAATTGGAGAAAAGAGTATAAAATGGGAAAATCTTGGTAATGCATACCATGATCAAAAAAGAATAACCTATGAGGAGGTTATAAATGACACAAGACCTATACAATACAAAACGGTCCTTGGAGTTAGAATGGCAACAGGAGCACCTGAAGGAGGGCAGATATAATATTAATATGTCCTATATTGACAAAAAAATTCAGGAAATTGTTAAAGAGATTATTGCCAAAGAGTTTGAAGAACAAACGCTTCAAACTAAAGTAAACGAGGCCAGGGCCGAAGTTTCGATAGCCACTTAAGCGCTATTACAAAATCATATAAAAGCTACAGGATCACTTGCGCCAAATTTAAATTTGGGGTATAAATCACTTACTATACAATTATTAATTAGATCTAGACGCGTATAGTCGACGGCCTAGAGACTAGATCTTATAAACTAGGAGGATTATAATTATGGCAAAAACTACGTTTTCGGGACCAGTCTATTCGAAGAATGGATTTATTAATACAGGTCCTGGCAATACAATAAGTTTAACTGCTGACACAACTTTAACGGTTGCTGATCACGCAGGGAGACTTTTACTTACAAACGACGCGGATGGAGTATTTACATTACCTACAATTAATGTAAATGCAAACAGTGCTGTAGCCGGTGATACCGACTACAATAACCTTAACAATATTGGTGCAACTTTTAACTTTTATGTTGAAACAGCAGCAACTGATATGGACATCTTAACGGATGGTACTGACAAATTTGTTGGTGCAATTCTTACTGCTATAGACGATGGCGCGAAAAAAGCTTTCTTTCCAGCAGCAAGTAACGATGTAATCACTATGAACGGTGGGACTAAAGGTGGTCTCGTAGGTAGTATTCTTAGTATTACAGCGATAGATGATGATGCGTACTTAGTGCATAATTCTTTATTAAAAGGAACAGCTACTATAGTCACACCATTTGCGGACGCGTAATAAATAAAATAATGTGAGCTCCTTCGGGAGCTCACGACTAAGGAGAAAATATGAGTACATATCCAGTGGATATAAAAGTTAAAAGAATAACTTCTACAGTGGCTAACACTGCAATTTTTGCAGGACCTGCCAGAGTTTTAGGATTTTCTGCAAACTGCACAGCAGGTGCGGGTACTATTGATATAGAAGATGATGGAACATCGATTGGTGTTTTTGGAACACCAAATGGATCTTCAAGTCCTTTCGTATACAGTGTGGTATTTCCAGGAACGGGTTTAAGATGTTTAACTAACCCAACTTGTTCTTTGAGTACAATTGCCGATGTAACATTCTTTTACGGTTAGGGGAGGTAGTATATGCCTATTGCTACCACAAATACGTTTGAAAAGACGTTTGCTATTGATGAAGTTATTGAAGACGCATACGAACGTATTGGTCTCCAAGCGACTTCGGGATATCAATTAAAAACAGCTAAAAGATCTTTAAATATTTTATTTCAAGAATGGGGTAATAGAGGTTTACATTATTGGGAAGTAGCTAATTCTAGTTTTACCTTGGTTACAGATCAAAGTGAATATATTATTTATAGATCTACAGGAGATGGTACTTCTGATGCAACAGCTATCTATGGTGCAGCAGATATATTAGAAGCTTCTTATAGAAATGCCTCTAGTGTAGATTCTCCACTTACTAAAATTGATCGATCCACTTATCAAGCCTTATCTAATAAAACAGCAACGGGCGTTCCTTCGCAATATTGGGTGCAAAGATTTATTGATAGAGTGACGATGACCATTTATTTGACTCCGAGTTCTTCTCAAAATGGGCATACAATAAATTATAACTATATTAAAAGAATTAAAGATGTGGGAGCTTTTACTAATGTAGGAGATGTTCCTTATCGTTTTGTTCCTTGTATGGTAGCAGGGTTGTCTTTCTATTTAAGTCAAAAATATAATCCTGAATTATCCCAACAAATGAAACTTTATTATGAAGATGAATTACAAAGAGCCTTAGCAGAAGATGGTTCGCCATCGAGTACTTATATAACTCCTAAAACTTATTATCCGAGCGTCTAATGGCTAAATTTGCAAGAGGACAACACGCATTATCAATTTCAGATCGATCCGGTCAGGCTTTTCCTTATTTAGAAATGGTGAGAGAATGGACTGGAGCCTGGGTACATATTTCAGAATACGAACCAAAATCTCCATTGATTCAGCCTAAGCCCGTAGGAGCGGATCCTCAAGCAGTCCAAAGAGCTCGCCCTGCAAGAACTGAATTTTATACACCTACAATTTTACCTAATAATCCTTTATCCACAGCAGGTTCTACTACCGTTACGGTTAATGACCCAAATCATGGTCGATCAACTGGGGATGCAGTGAGATTTAGAAGTGTTATTTCTTATGTAGGAGGAGTTTCTCCAATTATTTTTATGTTAGAAACCACTCTTGCTTCTGATCTTACTGATTCGGCTACGACTTTAACTTTATCAGATGCATCTGCTTTTCCAACCTCAGGTTATATTGTAGTTAATCCAGGAGCTAACGATAGTGAAACTATTAAATATACAGGTAAATCAAGTAATGATTTAACTGGTTTAACTAGAGGTTCATCCGCTCCGACTTATAATTTAACTCCTCTTGCTACAACGGCATCGGCGCATAGTTCCGGTGTTCAAGTCCGAGGATCTTATTCAATTACTAAAGTGGATGCAGATAGCTACACCTTTACATTGGCTTCTGCAGCTAGTACAACAGAAACAGGAGGAGGTTTTCCGATCTTCGCAGGTCCGGTTAACGCTAGAGCATAATGGCAGGATATACACTTTCAGCATTAGAAGCTGATCTTAGAAGTTATACTGAAGTAGACAGTAATGTTTTTACTGGTGCTGTTCTAGGCAGATTTATAGAAAATGCAGAATATCGGGTGATGAGAGATTGTCCTATTGATGCAGATCGAAAAGCTCAAATTGGAAATTTGGTTGCAAATCAATCTACAATCAACGCTCCTGCAGGATGCTTATTTGTAAGAGGAATGCAGGTTTATACTTCAACCTCTGTAACTACGGGAACCAATACTTGGTTAGAAAAAAAAGATAGAACTTATTTGCAGGAATATATCCCTGCTGAAACAGATACAGGAGCCCCTAAATATTATGCTATGTTTGGAGGAGCTACGGGAACTACGGATACGACTTCAGGACGTATGATGGTTGCCCCTGTTCCAGATGCAAATTATGCTTTCAAAGTTCATTTTAATGCTAAACCTACGAGTTTAGTTACAGATACGAGTGGAACTTATATCAGTCTATATTTTCCAGCCGGCCTTTTATATGCCTGTTTAATAGAGGCATATGGCTTTTTAAAAGGTCCAATGGACATGTTGACACTATATGAAAATAGGTATAAACAAGAATTAGAGAAATTTGCTGCGGAGCAAATTGGAAGACGGAGACGAGATGATTATACGGATGGAACAATTCGGATACCCATTCAGTCACCAAATCCGTAAACTAGGAGATAAACATGGCAATAACATCAGCAGTTTGTAACAGTTTTAAACAAGAAATTTTAGAGGCTGAACATAACTTTACTGCCTCTTCAGGCAATACTTTTAATTTAGCATTATATGATAGTGATGCAGTTTTAAGTAAATCTACAACTGCTTACACAACTTCAGAAGAACTGGCGACTACTGGCGGCTATACAGCTAAAGGAAACGCTCTAACGAGTGTAACTCCTGTGCTAGATAGTGATACAGCGGTTTGTGATTTTGCAAATACAAGTTGGACATCAGCTTCATTCACAGCACGAGGTTGTTTAATTTTTAATGATTCGCACGCGAGTGACGCTTCGGTCTGTGCCATTGATTTTGGTGGAGACAAGACCGTTACAAGTGGAACTTTCACCGTAGAGTTTCCGGCAGCAGCGGCATCAACAGCAATCATACAGATAGCATAAGGAGGAATTCCTTATGGCTACAGGATGGGGACGATTAACCTGGGGTCAATCTGACTGGGGTGACACTAACGTTTATGCCCAAGGTTGGGGCGCCAAAAGTTGGGGCGATTCAAATTGGGGAGATCTCTCCGATGAAACAGTTTCCATTACCGGTGTATCAGCAACAACTTCCGTAGGAACCGTTGACGCTTATGTTCAACCTGGTTGGGGTACTTTAAACTGGGGTGAAAATGGCTGGGGATCTGTTGACGAAGCAGTCGTTAGACCAAGCGGAGTTTCAGCAACTACCAGCGTAGGAGCAATTACACCAGCTGATGTTATGGGACTTACAGGAGTCTCAGCGACAACTTCTGTTGGCACTCCAACTGCAAGATCTTATAATACAACTATTTTAACTGGCGTATCAGCAACTACTGCCGATGGTTCATTGGTTATAGGAATAGGAGTTCCTTTAACTGGAGTTTCTGCAACCACTGCCGAGGGCACTCCAACTGCAAGATCCTACAACACAACTACTTTAACTGGAGTTTCTGCCACTACTAATGAGGGAAGTGTAACAATCACTTCCAATCCTACGGTTCAGCCTTCAGGAGTTGCAGCTACCACTTCTTTAGGCACGATTGCAACAATTCCAGCTCAAACGATGGGGCTTACTGGAGTTTCAGCAACGACAGCAGTTGGAGCAATTACACCAGCTGATGTGATGGGACTCACAGGAGTCTCAGCGACAACTACTTTAGGAATCGTTTCTCCTATACATTATAAAGATGACACAATTACTGGGTCCACGTCTTATACTTCTGTTGACATAACAGGCTCAACGTCATATACAGAAGAGACACAGGCGGCTTAATAGGAAAAAATATGTCTTCGAATTATACAAATTTAGGCGTTCAACTCATGACTACCGGCGAGAAGGCTGGTACGTGGGGAACTCTCACTAACACAAACTGGAACATCATCGAACAAATTTCGGGTGGATGGGTAGATCAAGATATTGCTGGTGGTGCTCAGACAACTACTCTTGTTAAATCAGATGGCTCTACAGGAGCTACGATGGCTACAAGAATTTGGAGTTTGAGTGGAGCAATTACAGGAAATCAAATTGTAACGGTCCCAGACAGTATTGAAAACTGGTGGATTGTTGATAATGCAACAACTGATGGATCTGACACTTATACTGTTCAAGTTAAAACAGTTAGTGGAACAGGCATTACGTTTGCAGCAGGTGCTGCAGGTCGAGTTACCAAACTTCTTTATACTGATGGTACAAACGTTATTGATGCCAGTGCCGATTTCGGAGAAGTCACTCTTACAGGAACACAGACTTTAACAAACAAAACTTTAACATCACCAGCAATTGGTACTTCTATTCTAGATACTAATGGACTTCAATTAGCTCTCGTAACAGCTACAGGATGTGCGGTAAATGAATTCACGATAGCTAATGCGGCGGCAGGTGCTGGACCCACTTTATCTGCGACAGGTGATGAGTCTAATGTTGATATAAATTTAAACCCCAAAGGATCAGGAGTACTTAAATCAGCCACAGCTGCAATTAAAATTGCAGGCACAGAAACGATTTGGATTCCATCATCAGCGATGTATGGTTCAGAAACAAATGGTGCTGATGCACAACAAGTTGAAAC